TCGTCGTCTCAGCGACAATCCCCGCCGGCCAGTCTATTTCCAATGCGATCGACCTATCGGCTGGCGACGCAGCATTCTGCCATATGCCGTCCGGGTGGACGCCGGCACTGCTCTCGTTTCTGATCTCCTATGACGGCAATACGTTCGGCGATCTTTGCGACCAGAATACCCGCGAGGTCACGCTCAATATCTTACCGGGAACGGTCATCCGGGTGGAGCTGCTGCCTGCCAATGTCGGCTGGATGAAGTTTCGTTCCGGCTCTCGCTTCGGCTCGGTGATACAAACAGCCAGCCGGACCTTCACCATCATCGCCGAGTCATGACCTGATGCGCATCCTCGGCCTGCCGATCCCGTTCACCGGCGAACACAAGGCGCTCAGCTCTGTGCCCTATGGCAGCAGCTGGGGCGGGTATCCGATCATCCACGAATCATATCCTGGCGCCTGGCAGCAGAACGTTTCGATCAACACCGACACGGCGACCTCGTTTCATGCCGACTTTGCCTGCAAGACTTTGATCGCGCGCGACATCGCCAAGTTGCGCGTCAAGCTGGTCGAGAAGGACGCCAACGAGATCTGGTCCGAGACGACCAACCCGGCATTCTCGCCGGTGCTGCGCCGGCCGAACGATTACCAGACGCGCAACCAGTTCTGGGAATGCTGGGTGCTGTCGAAGCTGTCGCGCGGCAACACCTACGTGCTGAAGGTGCGCGACAACCGCAACGTGGTGATCGCGTTGCACGTTCTCGATCCGACGCGGGTGCAGCCGCTGGTGTCGGACGATGGCAGCGTGTTCTATAAAGTGAGCGGCGACAATCTCGCCGGTATTCGCGAGATCACCGTTCCGGCGCGCGAGATCATCCACGATCGGATGAACTGCCTGTTTCATCCGCTGGTCGGCACGCCGCCAGTGTTTGCTTCCGGTCTCGCCAGCATGCTCGGCCTCAATGCACAGCGGGCGTCGGCGCTATTGTTCCAGAACAATTCGACGCCGGGCGGCATTCTCACCGCGCCAGGCGAAATCAGCGAAATTCAGGAACAGCGCATCAAGGAACAATGGGAGCAGCGTTTTTCCCGGCAGAACCTCGGGCGCGTTGCTGTGCTGTCGGGCGGTGCGAAATATGAAAAACTGCCGATGACCAACGTCGAAGTGCAGATGATCGAGAACCTGAAATGGTCCGCCGAGGTCGTCTGCAGCGTCTATCATGTGCCGCCCTACAAGGTCGGCGTCGGCGCCCTGCCCTCCTACAACAACGTGCAGGCGCTCAACGTCGAATATTATTCGCAGGCGCTGCAGTCGCACATCGAGGAGATCGAGGAGTCGCTTGATCACGCGCTCGGCATCGGCTGGGGCGAAGGCCTGGGCACCGAATTTGACACCGAAACACTGTTGCGCATGGACTCAACGACGCAGATCGCCACGATCCGCGATGCGGTCGGCGCCGGCGTGATGGCGCCGAACGAAGGCCGCGGCAAGCTCGACCTCAAGCCGGTCAAGGGCGGCGAGTCGCCATACCTGCAGGAGCAGAACTTCAGCCTGGCCGCACTCGCCAAGCGCGACGCGCAGGAAGATCCGTGGGCGTCGAAGACACCGGCACCAGCACCGGCACCAGCCAACGACGACAACGCCGACAAACCAATGGACGATGAGAAGCTTGCCGCAATCAAGAACATCGCGCGCTGGGGCGCACGATCGATGCTGGCTGCGTGAGGGCATCATGGATCATCGCGTTATCACCGCCCTGCTGGAAGCCATCATTCCCGAGGTGAAGGACCATTCGGCCAACCTGGTCGCGCCGATCAAAGACGAGCTCGAGAAGCTCGGCTTTCGGCTCACGCGCCTCGAGAACGACGAGCCGGTTCGCGGCGAGAAGGGTGAGCCTGGTGCTGCACCGACCATCGAGCAGATCACCGAGGCGATCGGCGCGCTGCATGTCGAGGCGATCGTGCGCGACGCGCTGACGGCGGAAAGCCACAAGGGCGGCATCGATGTGCTGGCGCCAGGCGATGTCGCAGCGGAAATGGCCAATGCCACCGCAATGCTCGCCGAGCCATTCACCGGCCGGACAGCCGGCGCCGAGAAGCAGTTCGCCAAGCCGCGCAGTTTCCGCTTCGAGCGCGATGCCGAGAACCGCATCGTCGCGGCGTTCGAGGAATAGCGATGCAGATCAGTCTGTCCGACGCGGCGCGCAATGCGATGGTCGACGAGGTCGCAACCCTGATCGACGGCGAGCGCGGCAATGGCCGGATCGAACTGCTCGCATCGTCGGGCATCGTGCTTGCCTCGCTGGAATGCTCCAAGCCGTGCGCGCAGCCTCCGGTGAACGGCACCGTCACGTTCAACACCATTGCCGAAGATCCGTCTGCCAGGGCGTCGGGCACCGCCGTCAAGGCGCGCATCGTCGATGCTGCGGGCGGCATCGTGTTCGAGTGCGACGTGAGCGACACCAAAGGCGACGCGGTCATCCGCCTGAACAGCAACCGGATCGTGGTCGGCGGTCCCGTGCGGATCCGGGAATTCGTTCTGGTCATGCCGGCCTGATAGGAGAAATGCAATGTCGATAGCTGATGCGACCGAGAATGCGATCCTGAATCTGGTGTTTTCCGCCACGACCTGGGCGAACTATGCCGTTAACGCGACGGCCTCGCCTGAGACGAATATCCATGTCTCGCTGCAGACCGCCGACCCGACCGATAGCGGCACGATGTCGTCGAGCGAGACGACCTACACCTCCTATGCGCGTGTCAACGTCGCGCGCTCGACCGGCTGGAGCACAGCGACAACCGGCGTCGTCAGCCCGGCAGCGAATATCGATTTCCCGGCCGGCACCGGCGGCAGCGGCACGATCAGTTTCTTTAGCACCGGCAAGACCGGTGGCGGCACCACGGCAATCCTGTGGAGCGGCGCCGTGTCGCCGACCATTGCGGCCGGCAACGGTGTGACGCCGCGCCTCACCACGGCGACGACGATCTCGCTCGACTGAACGTGTACCACTCGCGCGAGCTGCTCGCCTGCCTGGAGGCGGTGGATGTCGAAGGCATGCGCCGGCTGTGGGGCAAGGTGGCGCCGCAGTTTCCGCAGCACGACGACGCCGGCATGGTTGCAGCGATCCATCTCGCGCGCACCAAGTCGGAACTGGTGCGCTTCAGGCTGCGCGCATACTCGCACGCCTGGCTGATCGATCACGGCTATCCGTCGCTGCTGCCGGATGAATTTAAACCGCGGGCGCAGCGCATCTATCCGGTGATCGCATCGGGCGTCGGCATCTCGGTCAACTCGCGATATCCGGAAGTTAAATCCGCCGTGACGCTGGCGATGACCGATGCGGTGCTCGAGGCTGAGGCCGACGGACGGCTGACCGACGCGCCGTTCGTGCGCGGCCGGATGCTGGAAGCGCGGCGGCATGCGGTGAAAAAACTGTTCGGGCGATGACATGGGCATTGTCGAGCAGATCGCAGCGATCCGCGCCGGCAGGAAAGACGAGCGCGCGCAGACGCTGGAGATCTATGCGCTGAAGACCAATGCGCTGCTCGGCGTGATCCGCTGCGGTGATGCCGTGGCGCACAAGGACTACACGTTCCGCATCAACGATGCGCGCATGGTCGGCGAGGGGCGCCTGTTCCTCGACGTCACGTTCACGCGCGGACCTGCCGAAGTCACCCACCAGATCACCATCACCAACCCGCCCGTGTTGCCGCGCGAGAGGACCGGCAACGAGAAGGAAGATCTGCGAACCGCCATCAGCGAAATGCTGGAAGGCTTCGTCTGATGGCCAATTATTTTCGCATATTTGGTAGCACGGCGGACACCAACGTTGATTTAAGCATCAATACAAGTTATGCAACACAAAGAAATAGCACGAGTTTTGCAAGTGCCGCTAACACAACTGCTTCAGTTGGCCAGAGTTTTAGTACTCCGAATTATACTATAGGCCAATACTTTGGCATCTTTGATACAAGCTCAATACCGTCTGGTACAGGACCAACATCGTTATCACTCCGTTGCACGGTTGTCGCTGTTGCTGGCGATAACCTGGAAGTGCGCGAGGTTACGTCAACTGGCAACAAAATCGCCGGAGATAGTCTAGGCGGTTTTACGCTTTACAGTACCTTACCAGTTCCAACAGCAACGCAGCGAAACACTTTTACATTTTCCGATGTTACCGGATTGAGCCGTATAAGCTCTCTCAAGTTATTGGTGCATTCCCAAAATGAGCGACTGAACGTCGCTCCAACGGTAAATAATAAGGCGACCTTTCAAACTGCGGATGCGACTGGAACCACAAACGATCCTTATTTAGATTTTGCGATTGGCACGCTTTGGGCCTTCGTCGGCGTCTCCAACGAAGTCGCCGTCGCCACCACCGCGCACGCGCTGGTCACCACCGGCATTTCCGGCACGCTGGCGGCGGGCGATCTGCTGGTCGCCTGCATCACGTCGCGTATTGCATCGACCACCTCGGTCACGCTGCCGACCGGCGGCGAGTGGACGCTGGTCGCAGAGCAGAAGAACAACAACACTTTAACCACCAGCTCCGCTCTCCCTTCCGGGTTGATGGCCTACTGTGTGCGGGGCGCGTCCAACCCGAACCTGACGTTCACCCATCCGGTTGCGCCCAGCCAGGCGCAGGGGCGGATCGTCGCCTATCGAAACGTCAACACGTCCTCGCCGCTGGACACGCAAACCTCCTTCACCACGGCAATCAACACGCTGGGGGTCAGCGGCACCGGTCTGACCACCACGCAGATCGAAGACCTGATCGTCGCAATGGCGTGCGGCGGGCAAGAGGCGGCGTGGTCCGCGTTCGACGCGACCGATCCGACCGGCGCGTCGGGCGCGACGGTCACCACCGCGCCGACGACGGCATGGTCCGAGCGTGCCGACAATCTCGTTACAACGGGTGCTGACGGCTCACTGGCGATCTTCGACGCAGTCAAGCTGACCAGTGGTGCGACCGGCAACCTCACGGCTACGGCATCTGTCTCCGCTGGGCACGTCGTCATCGCGGGCGCGTTCAAGATCTTCCCGAGCACTGCTGATGCTTGGGATGGCGCTGACAAGTCGGCAACGGTCACGCTGTCGAACAGCGATAAGACCGCAACGGCAAGTTCAAGTGCTGGTGGTGTTAGGTCAACGACAAGCCATGCCCTTGGTACGGCCGGAAAATATTATGCAGAGCTGTCTTTTGATAATCTTATAACCACTGATCCTGCAGGCGGCATAAAAGATAAGACGGGTTCTCTTACTGGTACCCTCACTGCGGTCTATGTAATCCCATTCAACGGAAATATTTTTAATAGTGGCACCCTTATAGGGAACGTCGGTAGCTCGCTTGCAAATGGCGATGTCGTTTGTCTTGCTGTTGATATGGGGGCGGAACGAGTTTGGTTCCGCAAAGCCAACGGTCTTTGGAATAATAACGCCGCTGCCGATCCTGCAACGGGCGCGAACGGCCTCGATATTTCGTCACTGGCAAACAATGCGTTTGGCCTGTGGGCGTATAATTCGGGAGGGGGGCCTGCAGGACTGGCCGTCACCCTCCGCACCGAGAGCGCGGAGTTCACCTACACCGGCCCGTCCGGCTTCACCTCGTGGATGGGCGAGGCGCTGGCCGCGCCAGATGGTGTTGGCGACGCGGACGGCATCGGTACTGCTGCGGCCACGGGCACTGCGATCAAATCGGCCGATGCGAGTTCGGCAAGCGGTGCCGGCGCGGCGAGCGCAACCGGCACCGGCATCAAGTCTGCGGACGCCAGCATGTCGGCGGGTGTCGGCACCGCGGCTGCGACCGGCTCATCGATCACGATCCTCGAGGGCGCCGGTGACGCGGATGGCATCGGCGCTGCGAGTGCGGCGGGCACCGGGATCA